GGGCAGGCTTGAGGAAGGCGAGGAAGTGTTTGAACGCCTAATTGATCCCCGTCTTGGAGCAGCTAAATACCAAACACAGAATGGAGCCAGTTCCATCATAGAAGATTTGATTACAGCCGGTCTTACATTTGTAGCAGCTCCCGGTTTGGATATTGAAGATGGCATTCAGGCGATGCAGAGCAAGATGTCGTATAATCGTAAGACTCCAATTGATGGAGTTAACCATCCTCACTTCTACATTTCAGATCGGTGCCAAAACATTATTACCGCCCTTCAGGAATACACTGGAGATGGTGGTGCTGACGAGGCATGGAAAGACCCAATAGATGTAATCCGCTATGCGTGCATTGATGGCATTAGCTATGTGGATCATAACAAGAGTTCATCAAAACGTGGAGGCGGATACTAATGATTAAAATTGCAGAACTAGCTAAAGAACTAGATCGTACAGTTAATGAATTGCTTAAGCTTAAAAGCGATAAGCTTCAAATTGATACTCACTACACGGGGTATGGTAAAAATACTATGCTCACAGAGGAGGGCGCTGAACTTCTTCGATTGGCATATGAAGTTCCTCTGGCTGTTCCAAACCTCCTGCAAGCTACTGTTCTTTCAGAAGCGCGCAATCCACGCTGGGTCTATTGTAAAATTTTATCTAGGGACGGAAAAGTTGCCGTAGCAATCCCTCGGAAGCTGCGTGGTAAAATACTCCATAAGCGCATCTTCATCCATGAAATTAAAGATTCGGATGGAGGCGTAACATTTCGACATGAAGCACTCTCTGCATAACGATATTACAACTTCTCCCGATTGGCAGGGCGAGCAAATTGATCGTCTTCTGGGGTTTGAAATTTTAACAAGAACTTTGCGTGCTCAATATCAACCCATTGATCCAGCCCATCTAGCTGATAAAGTTGGATTGGATAAAGGAAGTGCATTCCGCATAGTCCAGCAAATCCAACGCAATTATGGCTTAAAGAGCTAAACAATTTATGGACGATCAAAAGCAGTCTCTAATCTACGTCGAAAAAGAAGTTAATGTATTGGCCCTGCGCGAAGCGTTCACTCGCACCGCAGCCGATCTTGAGTTCTATTTTAATCAGTGTCGTGATAGCTATGACTTTCGCCGCAACTACTGGCCGGGTAAGAGTGATGATCTTCGCAAGCATGGTACGGATGCGTTTCCTTGGGATGGTGCGGCTGATACTGAAGCTCATGTAATTGACGAGCGCATCAATCGTTATGTAGCCATGTTCATCTCTTCGATGAACCGGGCTAACATCCGAGCCTATCCGGTTGAGGTTGGAGATATTGGTCGCTCTAAAGTTGTTAGCGCATTCCTTAAATGGATGGTGGCTAGCTACATTCCCAATTTCAAACGACAGATGGAGCTTGGTGCAAACTACCTCCTAGAGCGTGGCATCATGGTCACATACGTTGGATGGCAACGTGAGGATCGCACATTCAATCAAAAATTGACGCTAGATCAAATCCAGCAGATTAGTCCCGATTTGGTTAAGGCAATCTTGGAGAAGAGTTCGGATAAAAAAGTTGTAGATTTGCTTAAGCAGCAGTTTAATGGAATGACCGATGCCAAAGCAAAACGTGCTTTGAATGATTTGCGTAAGACCGGCAAGGCTGAGTTTCCAATTATTCGTCGCAGTGTTGATTGTCCTTTGGTCCAGAGCTTGGCTCCAGATGGCGATGTGCTACTTCCAGCCTACACAACCGATCCACAGAAAGTTCCCTATTGCTTTCGTCGAGTGTTGATGACGGCGCAGCAGATTAGGAATAAAGTTGGAACAGAGGGATGGGACAAGGACTGGGTTGAATATGTAATTGATAAATGCGCGGAAGCCGCCGATCCGCTTCGCATCGAACGTCGCAATCAGTATTTGTATCAAACGACTACATATACAGCCAATGAGTTGTATGAAATTATTTATGGCTATCAACGACTAGTCGATCCAGATGATGGCAGCGAAGGTATCTATTGCACCATATTTCACAAAAATTGTGTTGGCAAAGAAAACCTACCAGACTATGCCCAGCATGAGTTGATGAATGGATATGAGGAATATCCGTTTGTTGTTACAAAGTTGTCTGAAGATAACAAACGACTCTACGACATTCAGAGTTTTCCTCAGATGCTTAAAGGCATTCAGTGGCAGGTTAAGGTTGAGCGCGATTCCCGTATTGATCGAAATAGCTTGGCTACGCTTCCTCCGATCATGCATCCCCTTGGCAATCCTCCCGCCGATTGGGGACCGGGGCGCTATGTTCCGGTCCGACGTGCCGGTGAGTTTCAGTTTGGTCCAGTTCCTCAGTATAACCCCGGCAGCATGGAAATGGAGAGCACCCAGCTTTCTCAAGCCGATAAACTTGTTGGCCTAGACGTTGGTAATCCACTGTCTCAAATTCAACAGCAATACTTCATTGATAAGTTTCTGACTCATGTACGAGATGTTCTGCGACTTGCTTTTAAGTGTTATCAGCGTTTTGGTCCAGACTCCGTATTCTTTCGAGTTACTGGAGTTAGCGATCCGCAGCGTTTCGCCAAGGGCGATCCAAATGAAGATTTTGACATCATTATGAATTATGATGTAATGATGAACGATCCAGAGAATGTGGAAGCCCAGCTTAATAAGTTTGTTTCATTGATGCAAATTGACCGTAATGGTCGCATTGATGTTGATACCCTGCTTGAGCTTAGTGGTGCCATGATTAACCCGTCTATGGCCGATGCCATGATTAAGCCAGCGGGTGAATCGCAACAGCAAGTTACCAAACAAGTTACCGATGATCTATCGAAAATTTACGCTGGTATTGAGGTTGGTGCTCGCCCTAATGGTGCCCAAATTGCGATGCAAATTGTGCAACAATATGCTCAGCAGCCGGATGTCATGCAGCGTTTGCAGCAAGATAAAGCATTTGCGGCGCGCATCCAGAAATACGTCCAACAGTACCAGTTCCAGATGCAGCAAACTCAGAACGCTCAAATTGGCAAAATTGGAACCGCACCAGCGCAAGTTGGGCAAACTCAAACGCAAGGTATGCAACAATCCTAATATATGCTAAACGACAAGAAGCTGGATACACTAGTTCATAATGACGCCTACTTGGAGCTCTTGAATGATATTTATGCAGCTCGTGAAAGTTTAATTCAAGAACTTCATCAGGCAAGTTCTGAACAAATTCAGCAAATTTCAGGAAGAATTTTACAATGCGACGAAGTTCTGACAATGGCCGGTTACGAGAAAGTAGTTCAACGCAGGCAAGTTCGTTAGCACTTAAAACTATTGCTATTATAAAGCCTCGCAATCGCCGTGGCGTTATAGATGGCGGAAACAACACTATGTCTGAAGTCGCACAGTCCGTCGCCGGGGACTCTAATAGTTCGGTGGAAAACGCACAGTCTAATATCACGGCAGGCGAATACGCCATCCGTCGTTTGGGCGAGCTGAAAGCTCGGTCATCCAATGTGCCTAAAGCGCAATCAGATGATCCGCAACAGCCCGTCAGTAAGGCTTTACCAAAAGTTGAGGAGGAGGAACAGAACACACTTCCTAAGGAGGAGGGCAATGTTACTGCCAATTCTAAAACAGATGGTAAAGATGTTCTTTCACAAGTTGATTTGTCGGAACTAACCGACGATGATATTGCTGAACTAGCTCAAAAGGGTAAATCGGGACTTCTTAAGCGCATTGCTGAACTTACGGCTCGTCGAAAGATGGCTGAAGAAAAGTCGGCGCAAATGGAAGCCTACATACAACAGCAGAAGAAAGACCCTCTTGAGGCAAAGGTTGAGAATAACCCCTACGCTTCGATTAAAACCGTTGAAGACCTGACTTCCAAAAGTCATGAAATTAACGAAGTTATCGAATGGGCAGAGGAAGTTCTGGATAGAGCAGAGCACCTTGGTTATGAAGATGTTGCCGCCACTGTTGACGGTAATGATCTGACCAAATCTCAGGTGAAGGATCACCTTCGCCGCGCTCGTAAAGCCCGTGATAAGTTCCTACCAGCTCAGAAGAAAGAGTTGGATGCAATGGGACAACGCAAGGGACTTAAGTCCGCCTTTGAACAGCAAGCCCTCAAGGAATTGGATTGGCTGGCTTCCAGCGAAGACAATGATTTGAAGCGGCAGTATCAAGCAATGATGTCCGATCCACGCCTCAAGAACATTGAGGATTCGTTGCCGGACATTGCGCCTCAACTTCCGTATCTTCTGGCACACGCTGCAAACTCGATGTATGGGCGCAAGCTCATTCCTCTGGCGCAGCAGCCTAAAGTTTCTCCACCTAATAGCCCTGATAGTACGGCGGCTGGAAGTGGTAGAGGCGAGAAGACATCGGATCGTAATGTGAAGGAAGCATCACAACGCCTTTCAGACTCAGGTAGCATCAGCGACTTTGTTGCCCTCCGCACAGCAAAACTATCTCAACGTCGATAACAACTTAATATTATGGCCTTTAGCAATACTTACGATACAACCAACCCCGGCGCGGCTGTCTCTAACCGAGAAGACCTCACGGACGTTTTGACAATCCTCGCCCCCGAGGAAACACCCGTTCTCTCTTCGGCTCCAAAGTCGAAAGCGAGCGCCACATTCACTGAATGGACTGTTGATAGCCTCTCGGCTCCTGTGACCGCTGGTGTTCCAGAAGGTCAGGACGTTACGGCTTTCACGGACAAATTTGCCAACCGCGCTCGTCTGGGTAATTATACCCAGAAGTTCCGCCGCGACTTCATGGTTTCTGACCTCCAGCAGGCCGTTGATTCCGTGGGTCCAGCGAAAGTTGCCCAAGCTGAGTCGAAAGCGGTCCGCGAAATCAAACGCGACATCGAGGCGACTCTGTGTTCGGCCAATGATCGCTCGGTCGAAGACGGTGCTGGCACCGCCTACGGCCTTCGTGGTCTCGGTAATTGGCTCAGCGCGTCTGGTCCTTCCGATGTTCCATCTACCTATCGCACGCCAGCGGCGTCGATTTGGGCGACGGGTACATTCAATGAGACTGCGTTCAATGGTCTGATTACGTCGATTTTCCGCGTAACTGGCATGAGCAATGGTCTGACGCTGGTTGCTGATACGGCCCTTCGCCGCGTTATTAGCGATTTTGCTCGTACCTCTGGTTCGACCGATTACTCGGTTCGCAAGGTACAGTATGAGGGTGGCGCTAATACGATCAAGCTCGCGGTTGAACTCTATGAGTCTGACCATGGCATCGTCTCGGTGGTTAACATGAATCCCGATTGCGCTCCTGATACGACCAATAAAGACACGGGCTATCTCATCAATCCGGAATACTACGGCGTTGCTGAGTTGATTCCACTCGGTTCGACTCGTCTGCCCAACCTTGGTGGTGGCGAACGCGGTTACGTCGATTGTGCTCTCACAATGCTTGTTAAGCACCCCGGTGCTCACGGCAAGATTACGTCCCTCACATAATTAACAACTAAAGGAAACTAATAATATGCCACAAATTACTGTAAACGAGGCCGCTTATGGCTTCACAGACATCATCCCAATCGACTATAATGATTTGATTGCGCTTGGTACGGGCAATCAGAAAGCTATCGCTGTAATCCCTGCGGGTGCGGCGGTTGAACTGGTTGGTGTTCATAAAGCTACGGCTGCTGCTGGCAGTACAAGTGTTGTTTTCGATATTGGAACAACATCCGGTACGCCAACAGAGTTTGTTTCGTCGCTTGATGCTGATGGTATGACTGTTCCGGTGTATAACACTGGCACATCGTTCGTGCAATCTGCTGGTACGACTACAATTAAGGGTGGTGCGCTTCCGATTAAACCGGTTGCCTCCGCTACAACTGTGTATCTCAAGCTCACTGATGCCGCTGTTGCTAGCCTTACGGCTGGTAAGTGGATCATTGGCCTGCGTATCCTGAACCTCGGTAAGTTTGCGCTCGATAATCACTAAGTTGATTTCGTAAACTGCCTATGTGGTAGAATTGGGTCACTCCTATACGGGGTGGCCCTTTTTGTTTTTGGAATGAATATCATTACATCACTGCCTAAGTATTCGGATGGAGAAATTAACCGCGCTCTAATCAAAGAGATTCAGACGGGTTTTCAGCTTGAGAAAGCAACACAGGAGAAGCGAACTCTTGAAGCAGCCGAACAAGCTAAAGCTCTAAGAAATCACAAGACTATCAATGGCTTTGGTAAAGCTATTGGCGTAATGCCTGAGCGTGAGTTCTTTCGTCTTATCAAGAAATACGGACATGCTGAAGTTCACAGCAAAGATTTTCTACGCTATTTTCAAAAGAAGTTTCCACAACTTAGCCCCAATAAACTTTAATGAATAATAAGACATACTCCGACTTGCTTGGTCTAATCCAAGCCCTTTCTGGAGTTGATGCTTTCACCACTCTTGAGCAGGTCAAAATTTTGGCTATTGTTAATCGTAGGCTTTATGAAGCTTATGAGGCAAGTCCAACATGGCCTCGCTATTATTTTCCAGCCCAAGCTCGTCCAATAGTTGATGGCATTATCAGTCGTTCGTATAGTGTAGTTGGTGGAACGCGAACAACAAGTCATGCTAGCCGTTCAGTTAAAACTGTTACCATTGTCTGCACGGCATCGGTTGATTTCGTTGCAGGAATGGACGTTACTATCAGTGGACTAAGCGGTACAACCACGCCAAATGGAACATATACGGTCACTGGAGTTACGACAACAACGCTAGATGATGATACATTTACATACGATTTAGCTAGCGGAACAGGATCGGAAACGTACACTGGAACCGGAACTATCACTCCAGTTGCTGTTCCAGAGATTGGTGAGTTTAATAGAATTTATAGCGGCAATCCATATGTAGCTCGTGGCTATCGAGAGTTTCAGTTTTTGTCCGATTTTGATGGTGCTAGGATTATCAATGTTGGAGGAGTTGCTAGTGGAGCTTGGGTAAATTTGAAACAAGAATGGCCCGGTCCATACACAACAGCTTCAACCGACATTCCGCAGGAGTTCTTTAATTACACTGGTCATGCATCCTATGCGGATTTCCTTCGCATGGATGGACAGACAGATAAAGCCATTGCTGAAGAGAAAATAGCCCAGAACTACATTGATATAGAATTGATGAAAGCAGAGAATCAAAGCAATGTTACAAATTCGTACCGTCGAATTTCCACTTATACATCACGTCAATACCGTTAAGAAATGAATAACTCACTCGTTGTAAACTTATACCCATCGCCAAGCGGCGAGACAGATGAACGTCTTGCGGTTAGCACGGCTTCCGTCTCATTCACTGGCGCATGGACCGCGACTAAGACAAAGTATGTCTTGATTGATGTGCAGGGCGCAGATGTCATGGTGACGTTTGATGGCAGCACGCCAACTTCCAGCAATGGTCATTTGTTCAAACAGCTTACAGCTCCATTCTTCTGGCACCGTGATACGGCGCGTTTGGCTAAGTTTATTCGTGCGGCTTCAACCGATGCCGCTGTTCAGGCCACACCATTTAACGTCTAAACATCATGGGCAATTCACGCATTGTTAATACTCCGTCTCAGGCCATTCCTCAGTATGGCACAATTCATCACCAGAACACGGTTGGCAGTACGGCAGAGTTGGCCGTTGATTGGACTTTGGCTTCTGACACTCAACACGTTCTAGTTCAGGTTAATAATGCCGATTTACGTGTAACTTTTGATGGCACTACGACACCCACGGCTTCTATTGGTTTCCGTCTGACCAATGGCAGTTGCGCCTATTGGACAAAGACAATGGCTATCAAGGCCAATGTAATCCGTGAAGCTAGCACGGATGCCGTAATTGAGCTTCAAGAACTTAACTATCTCTAAAAATGGACGTTTTCAAAACCTTGTTATTGGATACACCCGCTCCTTCTGGAGGAGGCGGAGGTGGAGCGGTTGACTCAGTAAGTGGAACGGCTAACGAGATTACTTCGTCTCCTACGACCGGAGCAGTGTCATTGTCATTACCAGCAGCTTTAACATTTACAGGAAAGACAGTTACTGGTGGAACATTTAGCAGTCCTACATTAACTACTCCGGCGCTTGGAACTCCTACAGCACTTGTCGGAACGAACATCACCGGCACCGCTGCAGGACTTACTTCTGGCAATGTAACGACGAATGCTAATCTCACGGGCGATGTGACCAGCGTAGGAAATGCAACAACGCTGACCAACGCGCCGGTAATCGCCAAAGTGCTGACTGGATATACCAGCGGTGCAGGCACGGTGTCCGCGACCGACTCCATTCTTCAGGCTATTCAGAAGTTAAACGGAAATGATGCGACAAACGCCAACCTAACCGGCGCAATTACTTCCGTTGGTAACGCAACTTCCCTTGGTTCATTCTCCTCGGCCAATCTTGCCGCTGCGCTTACGGACGAAACGGGCAGTGGGGCGAATGTATTTGCAACGAGCCCAACTCTCGTAACGCCAAATCTGGGGACGCCATCTGCAGCGGTGCTGACAAGCGCCACCGGACTACCGCTCACCACGGGCGTCACTGGCACGCTAGATTTTGCAAACGGAGGCACTAACTCAACGACGGTTAGTCAGGCATTAGCGCGACTCACACCTATTGCAACGACAGTTACGAGCGCTACAACTGTAACGCTTACAAACACGTCTGCGACGTATCAGATTTTTACTGGTTCAACCGCGCAAACAATAATTCTTCCGGTTACTTCTACGCTAGAAACTGGCTGGCAATTTTCTCTATGCAATAATTCTACCGCACCGCTTACGATTCAAACAAGTGCTGGCACGGCCTTGTTCACCGGACCGGTTGGATGCACTACAATGTGCAAATGTATTGCGACGGGTTCGACTGCCGTTACCGATTGGGAAGCAAACATAACGGAGTTTTCGACTAATAGCGGAACTGGAGCGGTAGTGCTAAGCGGAAATCCAACATTAACCTCTTTTTCGTGCACAGGCTCCTGCACGATGGGTGGAGCGGCGACTTCCACGCACACTTTGGGGTCAGCCCTTACAACCGGCACGCTAGCTGTCGGCGGAACGGCAACGACGGGCACCATTACATTAGGGCAATCTACGGCAAGCAATACTATCAACATCGACGCGGGCGCAACGGCTAGTGGAAACACAAAGACGCTTAACGTCGGCACGGGTGGGTTAGCTGGCAGTACGACCACCATATCGATCGGCAGTACGACTGGAACTAGCACGACGACGCTAAACGGCATCAATAACGGAGCATTTAACGGCACGCTTGGGGCCACGACCCCTAGCACGGTGGCGGCTACGACGATTAGCGCGACTGGTCTTGTTACCGCCACAGTCGGTATTCGCGGTGTAGCTGGAACGACTTCAGCCGCAACTGGAAATATCGGCGAAGCAGCAAAAGCAAATTTAGCTTCGTCTTCGCCTGTAACATTAACTAACAACACGGCAGCGGATGTGGTCACCCTTTCATTAACTGCCGGCGACTGGGATGTTTCTGGATTTATTGTTTTTGTATTTGGTTCTGGAACTACATCAACGGACATAACTGCTTTCATAAATACCACAGCGAACACAAAGCCGGGAATTAACACCGGCCAAGAATGTGGAAATTTTTCGACGCTTACAAACGCAACGCAATGTATTTCAACTCCTGTTGTTCAGATTAAAATTGGAAGTACTACAACAGTACGTCTTGGAGCATATTCACTTTTTTCAATAGCAGGAATGAGCGCTTATGGGACAATCTATGCAAGGCGTTCTGGAAATGCTCAATAAACATGAGCGGCACCACCGACAACAACTGGCACAGCTTTTAATTAAATGGACATCTCAACGCTCATAGCTGGACCCATTGGCGGTGCGTTGGGCTTAGTTGGCGCATTGGCCCAGAAATGGCTTGCTATTAAGGAAAGCCGAGAACTACACGTTCAAAAGATGGCGGAACTTGAGCTTGCTTCCAAGATTGATATCCAGAAAGCAGACCTAGTGCTTCGTCAAACCGTTGAGGAACAGGCCGGAGCTGCCTTTTCTAAGGCCATAGACGCACAGAATGGTCTAAAGGGTAGCTCTCCTATGGCTCAGGACGTATTGGCCCTATTTAGGCCGGGATTGACCCTATTGCTATGGCTTAGTTCATTATCCCTTAGTTTCATGTTTCAGGACAGCAATCCCGAGATGCTAGAATTTATCGTTACATCAACCTTCACAATGTTCACTGTCTCAACAGGTTACTGGTTTGGCGTTAGGACAGAAGAGAAATTCAGGAAATTTACACAATGAGCTACGATCCAGAATCTCAAGATGCAATGTTTTCAAGAATTTTACAAAAGCTTGAAAATCAAGACTCTACGCTTTCTGAAATTAAGAATCAAGTTTATAAAACAAATGGCAGGGTAACAGATTTGGAAAGAGATCGTTGGTATCAGCGAGGCATTGTTGCTACAATTGGATTTGGAGTATCATTTATTTGGAGTTTATTGAGCAATAAGTCTTAACAATGCCAATTAACGCAAAGAACCTGCCTTGCAATAGTCCCAGACGCGATGTTCTAGGTGGTAAGAAGTTTGTGGTACGAGCTTGCGCCAATGGACAAGAACGCACAGTACGCTTCGGAGATGCTAATATGACCATCAAGAAAAACCAACCAGCCCGTAAGAAGAGTTACTGCGCTAGGTCCGGTGGTATTGTTGGTAAAAGCAATAAACTTTCAGCAAATTATTGGAGTCGTAAAAAATGGGAATGTTAACAACTACAACTATGAAAAGTCCTAAAAACGAGAAAGCTGAAATGGGTAAAACCAAGAAGCAGGTAATGAAACACGAAAAAACTGAAGGCAAGATGCAGCGCAAGATGGAGTATGGCGACCCAAAGGGTGGCTATTGCATGCGTAAGACTTGCAAATAATATGCCTCTTACTAAGAAAGGTAAGAAGATTGAAGCAGCAATGGTTGCTCAATACGGAAAAAAACGTGGTGAAGCCGTGTTCTATGCCTCGCGCAATAAAGGCGTGATTAAAGGTGTGGACTACAAACGACGTAAAATTTAGTAATAACCATTCATGTCTCGTTATAGCAGCTTTGGACCACTCGACGCACAAATTGAAGAACAGAGTGATGTTGGGTTCGTCCGCTTTAATGACCGTCTGAGGCCAGATCAGCTTCAGCCGGGTGAGCTTGCTATGTCCGTAAATGGACGAATGAGCGTTAGTGGAGCTTGGCAGACTCGCAAGGGGGTAGATTCTTTTGGGCCAATTATTGGTGTTAGTTCATCAGCCCTAACAGCTCCATTCACTTGCTATACCAATCGCACCATTACTGCTGCGACCCGTAGCAATACAGTTGTTACCATTACAACATCGGTACCTCATGGATTTGTTGCTGGAACTCTTATTTACATATCCGGATTAACCGGAACCGTTAGCCCAACTGGTAATCGTACCATTGCAACGATCACTAGCACAACTTTTACATTTATAATTACTGGAGCTACCGGATCGGAAACCTATTCCTTGAGCACTCCATTTGCCGGTGCTCCCATAATTTCATCTGATATCAATGCTGCATATGGAAGCTGTCTCTATTCCGATCCTAAAAGCAGCAATTCTGAATATATCGTCATTGCTCTAAACAAAAATGCAATAGCAGTAAACAGGATTACTGGAGCATCTACCGACATTTCATATCCAAGTGGTATTACGGTCACAAGCAGTGCTGAAATGATTCAGGCATTTGATAAGGTTTATATTTTTATTGATGGAGTTACAACATTGTATTGGAATGGTGTATTAACAAGTAGCCCGGCTTTTGTTAAGGTTGCTAATGGAACATATACAGCAAATACCTATCTTAGCGCAGGGAGTAATACCTCCATTTCAAATGGCATCGTAACTGTTTCCGCAACCGCTCATGGCCTTTCTGTTGGAACTCAAATTTACGTTGTTGATATTGCTTCATCTGGACCAGCATTAACATTAAATGGTGATGGTTATACAATTGCAACTGTTGCAACTAATAGCTTTACATTCTATGCTCAAATTGCAGACCATGCTTCACATAGCTGTGTTTACTCAGTAAGGCAATCTCAGGGTCGCGGTCTTAGCCGTATGCCAGCCCCAGCTTGGGGCGTATATCACCAGCGGAGACTAATTGTTCCGTTTTCATATACGACAACAGGTACGTCGGGAAGTGAAACAATTACAGCAAGAAACGTCTCTGACGAGATGTTGTTTTCCGACATATTTGATAGCGACACATACGATCAGCTCCAGAACGATTTTAAGGTGACTGCGGGTATTGCTGACTATCTTCAGTATGTTCATCCATTCACTGAGGATCAAGCCCTTGCTTTCAATCGCCATTCCATCCATCTAATCAATGGCGTTTCTGGATCGCTTGCCGACATTCAGATTAGGGAGATTACGCGAGAAGCTGGGCTTGTTGCGCGCAAATCGGTGGTTACAATCGCCAACCAAATTTACTTCCTTTCCGATGCTGGTGTCTATTCGACCAACTTCGGTGAGTTTTATACATTACGCGGAGCCGGTTTACCGCTGTCAGCACCGATTGATCCAATAATTCAGCGTATCAATAAGTCTTATGCATATAAAGCAGTTGCTGCATACTACGACAATCGTTACTATCTAGCTGTTCCATTGGATGGCAGCATTATAAATAATGCCATTCTTGTTTACAACATCCTAAATCAAGGATGGGAAAGCCTAGATTTGATTGACCAAGGCGGTTGGAACATATCCAATTTCATTGTTGCTGGATCAGCCGGTGACGCAAAGTTGTACGCAGTAAATTCCTTTGGTGGTATCAATGTAATTGAAGCTCGCGTTGATGATGTAGATTCAATTTACACATATCCCGGAGTTAATAGCAACGCATTCCCAATTGCGTCCTATTGCGAAAGCCGTCAATACATCTTTGATTCTCCTGCTCGCAAAAAGTTTAATACGTTTGAACTTCATGCGGAAAGCAGTGATACCAATAGTTCTGACGCCAGAATTGATATTATTGCTGAAAACTTAGATAATGATTTTACGCTTGGTACACTTAGAGATTATCTAGGGGATGTGCTTCCAATAGCTGAAGATTGCTCCGTGCGTGGTAGAATTGGCAATCTAAGGGCATATGGAGCGCAGATTAGGTTTACACCTATACAGGGTAGGCCAAAGATGCGCTTAATCAAGCTCACGGCATCACAGACATTCAGAGCAACAACGCAAGCTTCCTAATATGGCTATCTTAACAAGTGGAACAACATTCGTAGCAAATGCTCAAATTTCAGCTACCGATTTGAATAATGCAGTTAATTCTGCCGCGTTTACTTCTGGAGCAACAGATGGTGCTACAACTCAACTATCGAGCGGAGCTATCATTGTTCGTGATGGCGGTATCACTCCTGCCAAAATTACGACAACCTCCAGCACATGGTCGTTCGTTGGAAGCATTGTATCTTCATTCATTGGAAATATCGCTGGTTCCATTGGAACATTTGATTTGATTGTTCAAACTCCAGTAACTGGTTATCCAGCATCGGGTAGCATATCCATTGGTATTTCGACCGGCAGCAATCAATACATCGAGATTAGTGGAACAACGGTGTTTTCTATCGTTGGAATGTATAATGGAACTGTTACCGATTTGACGATTAAGAATACAAGCAGTGGATCAGTCAGCGTAACTTGGCCTGCGTTCAATCAATCTGGCGGAAGTTTCCCGGCAACGCTTACGGCTGGTCAAAGCATGGTTGTTACGATGCGTGCATTTGGAACGACTACGGCTAGTGTTTATGCTGTGTCCTCAATCTGATGAGTGACGTAAATTGGAAGTCGTACTATGGCGACAATCCAGATGTGTCCGATTTCGTCAATCCGAGCAATCCGGAAGACTATTCGGATATTATGAAGTTTAGCAACTGCACGAATGTATTTGTTGCAGACCAAATTGTTTACTCAGGACAAGAGAATGCTTTGGATTGTGTTCGCGGAAGCAACTACCGTTTCTATCGTTGCAATTTCAGTGATGGCCCCGTATCTTCAGCAACCATTAAAGGTTCCATTGACGGCTGGAAGATGGGCGAATGTTCATGTCCAACCATTGAGCTAGGTCAATTTGACAACTATTGGTATCCCGGTCGTCCTCCAACCCGTAATGGATGGATTAAGGATCATCGTAGCAAAGCTAGGGTTGTTTGCTGGGATTCTGAACCACCGGTAGTTGAAAACTCAAAGGTTCAAATTTGGCGTGTTCCTAAGTTTATCTGGTATCCCTATTTCCTATTCCGCAGGTGGCAAATTGGGAAAGCTAAATGAGTGCAGTTTTTCAAGCCAAGAAGATGTTCTTGGACAAAGGTATAAACTTCGAGGAACAGCTATGTTGGTATCTCGAAAACGGGGTTGTGCTTAGTTTCAAAGATCGTTTCATAATGGCTAAACCAATTGTTGCTAAAGATGGCGATGATAGCTGGAACCCCGAGAGCCCCGATTGCTGGTATATTCACTGTGCGGTTGGGTCCAATTGCCTATCTTGGTTCTTGGAGCAGGCTCCATTCAAATTGCCTAAGCTGGCTTGGAAACGGATTAAGAGCAAAGACAATGCCTTACGAGTGTATAATTCATCAACTTTTGAGAGATTTGTTAAATAATTCTGTAAAATGAATACTTCTGTCGCAGCACCTCCTCCAGCACCTACGCCAGTTGATCCCGGTAAGAGCGCATATGATTACACGATGGCAATGGCAGACCCTGCTTTGCAGAAGCTGTTGCTAGAGAATGAACAAAAGTATCGTCCTCAATATACCGACTTAAATTTACAGCAAACCAATCAGTATCTTGCTGGATCAGGAGTTAAGGGTCAGGAAGGATATGTGCCGGGTCTTTTGGATCAGGCCGGAACAGCGTCTGATGCTTATAGCAAAATTGCAGCTACTGCTAATACCGCTCAACGCACATCTGATATTGCTGATGTATCTAATTTAGGAGCAACAGCTTCCGAAGCCTTTAAGACGGCCAATCCAGAACTTTATGCTCAATTGGCTAATGCCCAAAAGCTTGGTGCAAATAGCAATAATTTCGGTGGTTTGAGAATGGCTATCAATACCGCGCAAAATCAAGATTTGCTTGGCGGTTATAGCAATGCAGTTAGTGGAGCAAAGGATTATTCAACAGCCCTTCAGAATGCTATTGCTAATCAACAGCAATTTGGGAATGTTCAATTTACTCCAGCACAGGCTTCAGCGGCTTCTCGTGTTCAGAATGTTTATGGTCAGAATGTTGGAGCAGGCGCGCTTGGCAGTCAAATGTATGGTCAGGCTCTAAATGCTGGTCCATCACAGCTTTCTCAGGGATTGCAGCAACAGGGGCTAGATGCTCTATCACAGGGCAGCAATTTGTCTCCAGCAGAGATTAGACAGCTCCAGCAATCAACCCGTGAAGCCTATGCCTCTAGGGGCACAGAAATGGGCAGTGCGGCGGTTACGGCTGAAGCTTTGGCTCAGTCGCAGGCTGGGCGTCAACGCCAGCTAGAGAACGTCAATTTGGCCTCTGGCATCAATCAGCAACTTACGGCTGAACAACAGGCCAATCGCGCTTATCAGCAATCTGTTCAACAGCAAGAACTTGCCAGACAGCAAGCGAATGTTGGAACAAATTTGCAAGGTCAACTAGCCAATCAAGGAGTTTCTGCCCAACAGAGCTTAGCCAATCAGCAGGCTTTCAATCAATTTGCTCTTGCTAACCAACAGGCCGGTCTTTCCACGCAGGAACTAAATCGTGCTTTTGCTGCTCAACAGCAGCAGCAGAATATTGGAAACATCGCCAATTTAGGTCAATTCCAAGCACAGCAGCAGCAGCAAAACATCGCCAATTACGGGAATCTTGCTCAAGCTCAATCTGCGCAGCAACAGCAGCAAATTGCTAATCAAGGTTTACTAGGTCAAGCAATGCAAGGTGAGACTGCGGCTGATCGCGTAGTCTCGATTCGCTCCTGCTATTTTCAGCCGCAGCCTTAGACGCTTCAAGTTGAGCCAACTTTGTTTGGAATCCAAGCGCGTTCCTTCCACCGGCATTAAGATAGGCTTCTAGCCTTTTTGTTTCATCAACAAATGGCTTCATCGCAGCTCCAATCGCCTGATCTTCAACTTTCTGTTCACCATGTTGAGCCAACATTTTTGTAACAGCAGCAACTCCGGCCCTCTTATCACCACCACCAAATGCTTTAATGGCAACACCAATTGCTTTAGTATCATTTGGGTCTTGAATACCAACGCTTTGTGCCAAATATGGATCGGTCTTTAATGCGTTCTTAACGGATTCGGTTGTGGCATTAAACAAATCATCGGTTTGTTTATTTTCGTAGTATTGTTTAACTGCAATACTAGCTTCTTGACCTAATTGAGAGATGCCACGCCCAATAGCAGAGCTACCCTGCAAGCTTCCTTGAAGGTACGGAGTGTAGTCAATGCGACCTAGGCTGGCGTTTACGCCTGTTCCGAAAGCTGGCATAATTAAGCTGTGTTGAAGGTTGGGCCAAATTTGGATTTAATGCGACCATCCATAAACTTACGGATTAGACTCTTAATGAAAGGTTTATCTGCAATCCATAGGGCGAATTGTTCGCCATGTTTCATGTACAAAGAATCAAACCATTTCGGAGCATTGTCAGTTAGCCACATACGGAATAACATCCAGCGATTGTCTTTTGTTCCATAAACCTCACGAGCCACCCAGCATTTAAGACCAGAAAGATATCCCCCAGCGGCTCCACCAGCAATACTCCCAACAGCTCCAAGCATAGCACCAGCTATTTGACCCTGTGCTCCAGCCTGAGCACCATATGTTGAAGCATTATAGTTGCCTAAATTGGAGCTATTCTGAAGTGCCGA